GAACTTCGAGCGCTAGTGTTGCGCGTAATTGCAACGGTAAATCAGGAGTTGAAGTAATGGCTGTAAACATTCCAATCATCAGCGAATTTGACGGCTCTGGCATTAAGAAAGCCATTTCCCAATTCAAAGATCTAGAGACAAACGGTCAAAAGGCTCAATTTGCAATTAAGAAGGCTGCTGTCCCAGCGGCTGCTGCACTTGTTGGTTTAGGCGCTGCACTCTTTGATGCCACTAAGGGTGCTATTGAAGATGACGCTGCACAAAAGAAACTAGCCCTCCAGTTAATGAACAGCGCTGGCGCTACCGATGCCCAGATTGCAGCAACCGAAACGTGGATATCTACACAAGGCAAAGCACTTGGCGTCACAGATGATGACCTTCGTCCTGCCCTTGCTCGATTGGTTAGCCAAACACATGACGTCACCAAAGCCCAAGAACTTGCTTCGCTGGCTATGGACATCAGCGCTGGTACTGGGAAAGACTTAGGCACAGTCACCGAGGCTTTAGCAAAGGCTGCTGGAGGTTCCACAACAGCCCTAGCCAAACTGTCACCCGAACTCAAGCAGATGGCAAAAGACGGCGCAAGCGCAGACGAAATGATGGCTGTCCTTTCTGGCACTTTTATGGATCAGGCAACAGTTGCTGCCGACAGTGCCCAAGGACAATTCAAGCGTCTTGGTATTGCCCTATCAGAAACCAAAGAGTCAATAGGCGCTGCACTTATTCCAGCCGTTGAAGCAATGCTTCCGTTGCTTACTTCGTTTGGTAATTGGGCGCAAGAGCACCCCGGAATTTTGTTGGCTATTGGCGCTGCCATTGCCACTATCGCTGCTGCCATTGTTGCTGTAAACATTGCTATGGCTCTCAACCCGTTCAGCATGATTGCTATTGCTGTTGTCGGTCTTGGCGCATTGCTTGTTGTTGCATACAAAAAGTTTTCACCATTCAAGACAGTCGTTGACACTGTGTTCGGTGCTATTGACTATTGGATTACCGAAGTAACTATTCCAGCAATCAAGTTAATGCTCACAGTATTCAAAACAGTGTTCAACGGCATCGCCAGTATCTGGAATAACACTGTTGGCAAAATTTCTTTTGAGATTCCTAAATGGGTTCCGGGACTTGGCGGTAAAGGTTTTGATATGCCAAACATTCCAATGCTTGCCAACGGCGGAATTGTCACCAGCCCGACTCTTGCTTTGATTGGTGAGGCTGGCCCTGAGGCTGTTATTCCTCTTTCCCAAATGGGCAACACGGGTGGTGGCATGAACATCACAGTGAACGCTGGTCTTGTTTCAACTCCCGACCAAATCGGTCAGCAAATCATTGAAGCAATCCAACGCGCCCAGCGCCGTAGTGGTCAGGTCTTTGCAGCCGCATGAGTACCCCAACTATGCAGGTCATGGTGGGCTTTCAGAGCACCACAGGCTTTGGTACCCCATTCCTTTTGAATGATGCCTTCTATGGCGTTCTAGACACGGCTGGCAGGGGAACCCTTGGTGGTGTCACCATGGTTGATTTGACCTACTTGGTTGAGTCCGTCAATATCACCCGTGGACGCTCACGCCAGTTAGACCAGTTCAACGCAGGCACAGCCACCATTGCTTTTGACAATGCCAGCCAAATCTTGAACCCAAGTAACACGTCAAGTCCTTACTACCCGTTTGTGTTGCCTCGATGCCCAGTGCAAATACTTGCCAATGGCATACCCATCTACACGGGTCTTGTAACCGACTGGAATCTTGACTACGACATCAGCAACGAGGACATCATGTATGCCTCTTGTTCTGATCAGTTCACAGTGCTTGCCAACCAATCTTTGAACGCTGTGACGCCATCTGCAGAAGCATCAGGCACCCGAATCAACACAGTGCTTAGTTACTCAGAAATCAACTATCAAGGCGCTCGGTCTATTGACACTGGTTCCTCAACGCTTGGTGCTTACGCAATTGCCCAAGACACCAACGTGCTCAACTATCTGCAACTTGTAAACACCAGCGAGCAGGGCTATTTGTTTATGAGCGCCAATGGCACCCTCACTTTCAAGGGTAGGTCTAGTGTTCTTAACCCTGTTGCTGGGGCTACTTTCAACACTGATGGCACAGGGCTGCCATACCAGACGCTTGTGAACCAATACGGCGATGAGTTGCTTTACAACTACATCGTGACCCAATCACCAGCAGGGGCTAAACAGACCACCAGCAACGCCAACAGCATTGCTCTTTATCAGGCTCAACAGTACTCACTGCTTGATTTGTTAAATAGCACTACCACAGAAGTCGCTGGACTTGGCAACTATCTGCTGGGCAAATACCAAAACCCAGTTCTTCGCTTCACGGGACTATCAACGCAAATGGCAGCGCTATCTGCTACAAACCAAAACATCATTCTTGGCCTTGACCTCACAAGCATTTGCACAGTCGTTAAAAACTTTGTTGTCGGCACCCCAGCGACCGAGACACAAACCCTCATTGTCTCTGGCATCAGCCATAACATCACTCCGGGTAGCCACATTGTTTCGTACACTTTTGAGAGTACGGACGGCAACCAATACCTCACCCTTGACGATGCAATCTTCGGAACGCTCAACAACAACCTTCTCAGTTTCTAAAGGAGACAAACATGGCAACACCAACAAACCTTCCAGCAACAGCAGTATCGGGCGAAATCCTGACCGCTGCCTACGTTAATAATTTAAGAGGCGCGTTTCGTATTCTTCAAGTCGTATCCAATACGCCATACACCACCGAAACTGACAACAGCACAACCAGTTACGCAGACACAGGCGTTACAGCAACGATTACCCCACAATCAGCAGACAGCAAAATCCTTGTATATGTCGTTCATGGCAGTTGTCGCAAAAACGAAACCAGTGCGTCTAACGCTCTGAATATGCAACTGCACCGCAAAATTGGCGCAGGCGCGTTTAGCAGCGTTCAGCAAATTGCAACTGGACAAGGTGCAACAGGCACCGCAGTAGCATTAATTTTTAACGTGAATGGTGTACTTCTTGACAGCCCTGCAACTACAAGCGCAGTGACATACAAAACAATGTTTGCCAATGCAACGGCGTCGGCTGTAGTCACCGTTCAACGAAACGCAGTGCCATCAACAATAATTCTTATGGAAATCAGCGCATAGATGCGAAAAAGCCTGATTCTACTGGTCATTTGTGCATCGCTGACCGCTTGCGCAGATCGTGAACGCCTTAACTGCCGACCAACAAAGAATAAAGCCCTACGCGGCGTAACCGAAACAATCTCAACAACAACAGCACCTGCCTACGGCACTGGAGGGAAATGCGTATGAAACCAAACAACAGACATACAAACGAAGAAATCAAAGCACGACTCATTTTTGTCGTAGCCATCGGCTTAACGCTTGCCTTTGTTCTGTCAATCATCTCACTTCTCTACGGCTTACTGTTCGTGACACAACCGCTCGAAGTCAGCCCCAATGACGACGCTGCATGGTCTGTGTTGTCACCAATGCTTGCCACATTGACTGGTGGGCTCTTGGGAGTGTTAGCAGGTAACGGGCTCAAAGACCGTCCGAAAGACCCACCAGCACCATGACCGCACGCAAATACCCTTTCTACCCTTCGTGGGATGGTGGCTCAACATCACCAATAACCAAGAAGTTTTATGATCTATGCAAACGGCGCTGGGCATTTACCAACCTAGGTATGTACGTCAATCGCTCAATGCGTGGTTCAAAGAACCTGAGTGTTCACGCCAGTGGCTACGCCGTTGACATGGGTTATCCAGCAACCCGAGCAGGAAGAGCAACCGCCAAAGAAGCATGGGATTGGCTGATCGAGCATTCAGAATCGCTTTTACTGGCCGAGGCACATGACTACAGTTATCGCAACCCTGCACAGCCCGAATCCGACAAAACCTCATGGGGTCGTGGCTATCGATGCTCTCGTGGAGCAGGCAAAAAAGGCGTGAAAGTTTTTACTGCAACAGACAATGCTGGAACTCCGGGTGGAGTTTGGCTGCACATTGAAATCTCAAATGAATGGGACGAACAAGGCGGCGCAGAAGCATTTGAAGCAGCATGGCGAGCCCTTCCAAAGCCATAAGAACTCCCAGTATTGTTTGAGCGTTACTGGGGCTAGGTGGTGGGTATCTTTGTTTCCATTGGGATATCCACCACTGACTTCGCCAATTGTGTATAGTCACATTCAGCCACTCAAAGGGCTCTAACCAAAGGAAACACCATGACAAACCAACCGTCACTATTCGATGAGCCACTAGCCATCGCACTACTAAAAGAAGCCATTGAGCGCGTCGGCCTCAATGCAGACATTTCATGGGCAGTAGAAGCCCTCAACGTTGTCGGGATGTTGTCCATCGAGCGTCACGACTTTACAACTGATGACGTGTGGGAATGGATGAACCATTTACACCCCGAAATGACAACCCACGAACCAAGAGCCATGGGCGCTGTCATGCGTAGAGCCTCACAAATGGGTCTGTGCGCCCCCACAGAGCGCTATTCCAAGTCGATGCGACCAGAGTGCCACCGTCGCCCAATTCGCGTTTGGGAGGGCATCTAATGACCGACACCCAGTTTATTTACAGTTTCATAATGGGATGGGTGTCCTGCTGGCTGTTTCTTAAAATGATGGCCAACCGACCATGATTCCCACATGGGGATACCTTCCGTTAGTCTCTAAAGACAAGTTGACACTCGTTCAAATCTTCACGGATTTGGAAACAGGGGAACATCTCAGAATCACAGTCGCGCATCGCTTGGCTCCCTACCTGAGTTGGTCGCCGCCTATCGAAGTAGAGAGAACCTGAAACGCATCATGGCACTAGCCCTTCTCGCTGTCCTATCCGTACCAGCCCACGCAAGTGCGGCTTCCAACTCCCACGCCAAATACAAAGCCGTACTCCCAGACGCTTACTATGATCAGTTAGCCCGATGTGAAACTGGTGGCAACTGGCAACACTCAACAAAGTCCTACACGGGTGGGCTGGGCATCCATCGCCAAACTTTTCGCACATGGTCTAATTACAACTCAGCCAAAGGGCTTAGCCCCATCGAGCAAGTCAAAGTTGCCGATGCCATTGCCTTTAAGTCGCATATCGAGCGCTCAGGGCGTAAGGTATGGCGCGTTGGGCCGTGGGGCTGGGGCTGCCTAAAAGGGCAAAAGCACCTGCAAAAGTTCATCTGCCAATCCCGTCACAAGGATGTGCAAAGATGGAAACGCAACTGCTAAACAAAGGAAAAACAATGGAAACATCAACAGGTGAACTAATCGCCAAACTAACCAATCTCAGCCACAACCTTGCTTTGGAACTTCGATTCAAAGAATCAAGCCTCATCCTTGAAGCCGTTGGCGCTCTACATACGTTGCCAAACATTGCCGAGACAATACGCAATTCATGGCACCCTTCAATGAACGACAGTGGGCCTTCAAAAGGCTTGTCATACATATCAAGTGCTCAATTAGTTGATGCTGATGAGTGATTACATCCACAAAGACGACGCTTACGAATGGCTCCGGGACAAAGAAATACAATTTGCTGAGGATGACTTTGCAAAAGTACAGGCAGAGCGCGACGCCCTAAAAGCCAAGGTGCTTGAACTCCAAACCGAACTAGACCGCATAACAAAGGAGCACGCTCGTGGCCTTTAATCTTGACGATTATGAACCAGTAGCCAGCAG